ATCTATTACAGCTCCGCCAGATGTTAATAGTTTGTCTGCACTTGCATCAAACATTATATATGCACTAGCAGTATCACCAAAGAATTTTACATCTACTCCAGTATCATCTACGCCGAAAGTAGTGTTACCGTCAATCTGCACAGCACCATCAATATCTACAGCATCTAAATTGGTAGTACCATCAATATCTGCATCACCAGAAATATCTAGTGAGCCTCCATCTAGTTCTCCAGAAATTGTAAGGTTTCGTATACCTGAGTAATCTTTATTAGAATCCAGTATAACTGCTTTAGAAGCTATAGCTGTTCCTATGGCTGTAGAGCCAAGGTCAAGAGCATTAAGCTCTCCTACTACAGCAGTAATACCATCTAAAACATTTAGTTCTGCAGCAGTTGATGTTACTCCATCTAATATATTAAGTTCGGCTGCTGTAGACGTTACACCATCAAGTATATTTAATTCTGCTGTGGTGCTTGTTACACCATCAAGAATGTTTAACTCTGCTGCGGTAGACGTTACCCCATCAAGAATATTAAGTTCTGCTCCAGTAGCAGTAACTGCTGTACCTGCATAGTTAAAATTACCAGCAGCTATATTTACTTCGCCCGTACCTTTAGGTGTTATAGTGATATCAATGTTTGTATCACCACCAGCAGCTCCTAGTGTTACAGCATTTCCTGTAGCCGCATTAGTTACTTCAAGTTCATTTACTGCGCTAGAAGTTGTTTGAAATCTTATTATTTCATTACCATTAGCATCTGCTATAAAACCATCATCAGCAAATTTAGGAGCTGTTAAAGTTTTATTACTAAGAGTATCAGCAGTAGCTCTACCAACTAGAGTATCTGTAGCGGCAGGTAATGTAAGAGTTACGTTACCGCTGTAGTCGCTATGTGCTGATGACTGCAACTGAGTATAATGAGCGTTACTAGATTCACAGTAAAACTTAACATTAGATACAGACCCGCCATTCTTTAAAACAATCTCGCCTGTCTGTATATCTACATTACCATCTATTCTAACAACCCCAGTACCATTTGGAGTAAGTGCAATATTTCCATTAGATGTAGAAACTAAACCATTACTATTAACATCTAAATCACCCCCAAGTTGAGGTGAAGTATCTTCAACTACATCGGATATTGCTCCTGATGTCGCTAGTCCAGAAACTAATGTACTTCTAGAAATTTTCTTTAGCCCACCGCCTGAAGTATCTACTGCAAGTAATACATCATCGTTAGCTACTGTAGATATTTCAGAAAGACTTCCAACAGCAGTAGGATTAAAATTAGTGCCATCAGCAACTAAAATATGTCCTGCTGTGTTTGTACCCATAACAAGATCATCACCGCCAATAGTGAGATCACCAGTTATAGTAAAATTTCTTATTCCAGTATAATCTTTGTTTGAATCTAAAATAACAGCTTTAGAAGCAATTGCTGTACCTACCGCAGTGCTTCCTAAGTCTAAGGCATTTAGTTCTCCTACAACTGCTGTAATACCATCTAAAACATTTAACTCTGCGGTAGTGCTTGTTACGCCATCAAGTATATTAAGCTCTGCCGCAGTGCTAGTTACTCCATCTAATATGTTAAGTTCTGCGGCTGTAGAAGTTATTGCAGTACCATTAAAGTTAATGGCATCTACATAAGCTGTACCATCTATGTATATGTCACGCCACTCTTGGCTTGAAGAGCCTAAGTCATAAGCACTATCTGTGTTTGGTATAATACTGCTGTTTACATCTGCCCCAAAAACTACATTGTCACTAGCAGAGTCACCTAAAGTTAGTGTGCCTCCATTAAATGTTGTAGTTCCTGTAACTGTAAGATTGCCTCCTACTGCTACATTGCCAGTAGTTGTAATAGCATCTATGTAGGCATTTGCCCAATAATTAGAGCTGTCCCCAAGATCATGAGTACTGTCAGCACTGGGTATAATATCTGACGCAACGTCAGCGGTGAGTGTGACTGTATCTGATGCGGCGTTTCCAAGTGTGGTATTTCCTTGCACAGATAAAGTGCTGCTAAGTGTAGTAGCACCAGAAGCAGCAAGGGTTGTAAATGCTCCGGTACTAGCAGAAGAAGCACCAACTGTAGCGCCATCAATAGTTCCACCATTTATGTCTGCCGTATCAGCAACTAAAGCGTCTACCGTTGCTGTTCCATCTAAAAATAAATCTTTAAATTCTAAAGAGCTTGTACCTAAATCAATGTCATTGTCTGTTACAGGTACTATAGCTCCATCTTGTATTCGTATTTGCTCTACTGCAGATGAGCTTACTTCTACATAGAAACCCCAACGATTATTAGTGCTGTCTACTACTATCTTATTTAGAAAATCAAGATCACCAATTGTGTGTATATTTCCACCTTGTCCAGCAGTACCATCATGCCTATGACCTGTAGAAGATGCACTTGTAGAAGAGTAACTAAAAGCATTTAATAATTGATTATATTCATTATTAAATAAAGCTGCTGTGATGGTATCGCCATCTGCAAAAGAACTTTGTCGTGTGTAAGTCTGCGCCATTATTATCTCCTACCTGATGGCATATAATCTAGATAAAAACCATTTATCCCATATGAACGATTTTTATCGTCTGTTCTAATTCTAAGACTAACTGTATGTCCACTTCCGGTTAATGTAGTTCTTACCATTGGATCATTACTTGCTCCAAAAGTAGCTGAACCAAAAGTAGAGCTAGCAGATCCAAAAATAGCAGGGAGAGGTATATCAGATAATGTTATATCTTCTGGTTGAGGTATGTCGATGCTTTTATAGTCATACCTAACAGTTAAAACTGGAGACACATCTCCTTCTGGAGATATAGATGTCTTTACATATTTTAAAGTTTTTAATGTTCCAATATCTCCAAAATCAAGATCTGGAGTTTCATAAGTAGATACTATATTTGTCTCAGAACCATCTAATAAAAAAGAATTACCTACGTCATGATTGTAAACATAACCATCTTTATCACCGTGATAATATTTTTCAATACCTGCTGAATCAAAACCTGAACTTAATCCAAAAGCTTGAATCCCTACAGTTTCAGACCACTCAAATCCTTGGCCTGTAAAAGTACCTATAATACCTTTAGAAGTAGATGGAGAAGCACTTGCTCCTGCATAAAATAATCTATACTGAGACTTAGCTCTAATTACAGCACTATCTATTACAAAAGAACTAATATTATTAGCTATAGTTGTAATAAGACCTTGTATTTGTCTAGAGACTGAGCTTAACTCTGTGTCTCCAATTCTTGCTGTACCTGCAATAGTTCGTATACCATCAGGAGCTAAGAAAACTAAATCTCCTCCAATCTCTTGAATAGAATATCCAGAAAGGCAACCTACATTTTCTGCAATAGGATCAATACGTATACTACTAGAGTCATTTATATTTATTAGTTTATGTAAACTATTTTTAGCGAATACAATTAAATCTGTTCGGAATCCTCTAATTCCTTGTACTTGATCAGATATAACTACTGAACCTGCACCAGTGCCTGAAAAGTTATCAGGATCGTTATATACGCTGTAAAAAACTGTATTTAAGTTATCTTCTACACCAGCTGCAATTAAATGATGATCATGAATAGTTATATATTTAACACCTTTAGTGCCACTAACAGTAATTTCGGCAGAAAAGAATGTACGATCAGTTATACTTCCTGTCCCTTCCATTCTAAAAGAGTAAAGTTTATTAGCACCATCAGCAATAATAACTTCACCATAATCAAAATCAGCACCTTCAAATAAAACAAAACTAGCTTGACCTTGGTTAGTTCTTGTTAAAACTGAACGTCCTGTAAAAGTAGAATAGTTATCTCCATTTCCAGACACACTACTTCTGTTTATCTGTACCCAAGATGTTCCAGTATTACTAAAATAAATATTTGTACCAGAACATACTATTACTCCATCAGCATATGGAAACGTACCTAAAATTCTATTAGAACTATTTGGATTAGCAGCCGAAGAACTACCATAGGCAGTAAACCCATTTATTCTTCTGTAGCCACCATCAGGATCAACTTCATAGTTTTGTAAAACTGTAGCAAATCCCGGCTGACCTAAAAGCTCTAAAGAATTTAGATTAGTATTTAATCCTCCACGGCAAGATAATCCGAATGCTAAGGACATTAAACAAATACCATTCTGTCATCTTTAAAATAAGCTGTGCTTGGCCCTAATAAATTTTCACGCATACTTCTTAGTCCTTTCTTATAATCATCTAAAGCAAAAGCAGCCGCTTGAGGATTTTCTTTAAATTGATGTATAAAATATCTAGCTTTAGCCATCAAAGTTGTACTATACAAATCAGGAAATACAATAGTATCTCCATGTGCTGACAGCTCTGTAGGCAAGTCATATGCAAAAAACCAAACCTTATACACTTTGTCGGGTATAGGACTTAATCCAAAGTTACGACCATCAGGACTACGAATAACAGCATTTGGCTGCCCATGATTTTGAGCATCCGCATCATCGCTATTTTCTCTGGTACGTCTAAAATCTTTCCATGTTTCCGCAGTAAAAAAAGATAAATTTTGAGATACATAAGGAGCTGATTCACCGCTAACCCCTACAGTAGTTATGTAAAAATTATCCCATTCAATTGCTCCATAGTCACCAGTTGCGTCACTACTAGCAGCTTTTAGCTCATACCATCTTGTTCCAGCTACTGTGTCTACAGAAACATTGCCATACATAGGATCTGTAGCACCACTTTCACCTGTAGCTAAAAAAGGCCACTTAGGTTCTTCAGTTACCATATCTAAATAAGCTCTATTTATGCAATCCTTTGCATGAGCTTGTATACCAATAGCAGAACTAAAATTAGAAGAAGTTAATATAACTTCATTTAATTCTCTTAATAGTTCATTTGTTAATGTTAGATATGATTTAGCCATTATTTCTTATGAACCTTTTGAATATCAAAGTTTGCAGACTTTGAAGATCCTGTGTGTTTTTTATAGCCTTCTTTAGGATCTTTCATTAGTTTGTAAGATTTACCATTCTTCATCCAATGATAACCTTCGGGAGCTTGAACTTTCATCTTAACAAGGCTTCGCAGTTTTCATAGCACCAGAAACAGAACCACCTTTGCTGTATTCGTTACGTGCTACTTTGTTACCATCTTTTTTAACTTTGCTGCCGTGGCCGTATTGCATCCTACCGCCACCCATCATTTTCTTTTTATCACCATGCATCATATTACTTTTCCTCTTTATGATTTACAGGATTATCAGGATTTCTAAAAATCCTGTCATAGTTTTCATCAGCTTTTTTCTTGTCTTCGTTTCTATAATATGCAGAACGAATTTTTATTTTTTTATTTACATTAAATCTAACGGGGTTTTGTTCGCTTCCAATTTGAGGCATAGGTTATACCTGTTTGAAATACATCGTGACTTCAAAACCAAGTCTTAATTTTTGGTAAGTAGGCTTAGACCATTTCATATCATTCTCCATTAATTAAATTAAAGGGGGCCATATTTCAGACCCCCGATAATCTTAGTCGATACCATAGAATGCAGATACCAAAGCGTCTGCACGAAGTACCTTGGCTCCATAAACATGGAGGCCACGTACAATGTCACCAAAGCTATCAGGATCTCTGATCACTTCAGTATTGACAATAGTTTGAGCTGTACAAGTAGAAGACATATGCCCAGCAAGGCACTTGCCAGCAGCATTACTAGCAGCAGCAATATTGTTAGTCTTGTACATATCAAATCCACGCAGCTTGCCAGAGGATACCAATCCATTGCGGATAGAACCTTGACCAGCATTGTAATCGACAGACAGAAGTTTTGAGTTGCTTTGTACAAGCTGCTCATAGAACTCTGGATTTGCTAAGAACCAACGACCTTCTTCAGGAACATTTGCTTCGTCAAGAAGACGCGCCATATGTGAAAGAACATCAATTGGATCATGCTCATTACTACCAAAACCAATATCAAGATTACCAGTACCATCAAAAGTACCAGATGCTAGATCAGTAGCACTATCAGAACCCAAAATGTGATTCGGACTAGCAGCTGACACACCAGCAAACATAGAAGCAATTACGCCTTGGTCAAAAGCATCACGCAAAGAGTAGGCTGCTGAAGATGCAGCTACTTCACGGAAGTTGACATGAGACATATTGGTTTCAATATCATCTACGATGAATTTAAAAGCATTAGCTGTATCTACAACCAAGTTAACTTCTTGATCAGTTAGTTTAGTTGCAGTTACATCCGCACCCCTTTCATACTGATACACAGTAATTTCAGGTTCTTTGATGATACGTACTGAATCACCATAAGCTGAAATTTCTCCAGAATAATCAGTATTAGTGATTGCTTCTGCAACAGAAGACTTACGGAAGAAATTAAGAACCGTCTTACTATAAATAGCAGGAAGGAAGTATGAGTTAGTTTGACCAGCTACGGAGTTAGCAAAGTTAGCGTTTGTATCCGTACTCGGTTCAAAATATTGATCTGATTGGTTATAAGCCATTGTATATTACCTCAATAAAAAACAAGTTATTTTGTCACTCGTCCTTCACTGATTGCTTGGTTAATATCGTCTTGATATTTATCAAACTCAGTAACGGACATTCGAGCGATTTCCCGTTCAGTCCATATCTTAGGTTGTTTAGTATCGATGGATTTCGTTTTAGTCGAAACCATGTCTGCTGCACTTCCTTTAGATGCAGACTGTGTTTTGGTTGACCTAGCAGTACTACCATTTTCGAGTTTAAACAAATCAATAGCTTTACTAGCTAAAGAGGCATTATTAGGATTGTTGTACACCCAGTTTTGTATTTCTTCAGGTTGAAGCTTAGCCCACTCATGAAACTTTTCATCGCCGCGAATGTTTTCAAAGTCAGGATGCCTTTGACGCAACTCAACTTCAGCTTCTTTCTTAGCTATGTCTGTTTCACGCTGCTTTAATGCGACTAACTCTTGACGTATATCTGTCAATTGTTGTTCATTTTGCAAATGTGCTACAGTTTCAACTGTATCGTACAAGTCTGGATTTTTTTTCCTAAAGGCTTCTAAATCTTCAGCACTTTTAGGAGCTTGATACTGAGGAGTATTTGTTTGTACTTCAGCTACTAGCTCTTGTTCTCGCTGTTTAAATTCAGAAACTTTATTATCATAATGCTTCTTTAAATCATCGTAACGCTTCTTATAATTTACATCCTTAGATTCATTTTCAGGGGCTTCAGCTTTTTTGCTGGAGGTGGCCTTATTAGTCTGAGGCTCAAAGAAAAGACCATCAGCATTAGCAAAATTAGGAGTTTGCTGTTCATGCCAATCTTTCTTTGCGTTATAAGGGTTTGCTTCTTGTTCCTCGATTTTATCTGCAACAGTCATGTTACTTCTCCAAACGGGGCTTGTTGTTTGCAAGGTAGCCTATCTTGTTGTTTCGTCAAACTGATAGGGGCTTGTTACTTCAAGGTAGCCGTATTAACTAATACTCGGCATTCGCGTTGCTCCAACCATTTGACGTTGAATTTTTTCATCATCAGTCAAAGTTGTTTGCTGGGCATCAGAAGGCCGACTCATTAAGCCACCATCATAAGCACGTTCAGCATCATCCATCATAACTTGGAGATTGTCAGCACCTATTTGATCGGTAGCTTTTCTAGTGAATACAAACTCTCCGTCAGATAATCTAGCGGGTATTGAGTCTGATACACCAGTTCCGGGGCCTTCAACTTCTCCGGCCCCAGAAAACTCAGAAGCAGTCACTACAACCTTGTCTATAATAGCACTAAGCTGTGGGTCTGATTCTAGAGCATTCTTTAGATACTCTTGCTCTTCTGGAGCAAGTGTTTCATTAATCACATAACCTAAATAGTCTTGCTCCATC